GACATCCACACCTACATAGCTCAACGCCTAACTGGTGAGAAGGAAGTGACCAAAACTCAGCGGACCTTAGCAAAGGGCGTGAATTTCGGATTCCTCTATGGTATGCAATCTAAGCACTTTGCCAACTACCTACAAGAGAATTATGGCCTTATCATTTCTCCCACAGAGGCAGAAGAATTCCGCAGGGAGTACTTCCGGACCTTCAACCGATTGCCAGAGTGGTACCGTGAACAGCGACGATTCGCCATAAATCATGGCTGTGTGGTCAATGCATTTGGACGGGTGCGTCATCTACCCAAGGTCTACAGTCCTGACTTTTGGGTCCAAGAAAATGCCTTCCGTCAAGCCATCAATTCACCCGTGCAATCCACCGGGAGTGACCTAATGCTAGTAAGTTTAGCTCGTTTATCTGGGGATTTGCGTTTGCGGCGTTTTGGTGCTAAGCTTATTACTACCGTGCACGACAGCGTATGCCTCACCGCTCCACGTAAGCACGCACGGAAGGTAGCCCAAATTGTCAAGTCTACTATGGAAAAGGCAGATGATATTTGTGAAACGAAGTTCCAGCTCAAAGCGGACGTCACGATCTCCCGCTACTGGGGAGGTGCCTCCCTTGCCACCTACTAAGCGTGGTGGTGTGTGTGGTTGGTGGCCCACCACACCACAAGGCACTCCAGTGGTCACCCAGAGTATGGTCAGCAGCTTTGTGGGTTGCCCTAGGGAGGTGTACTACAGCACGGTGCTAGGTCTGCGTCCAAGAATCACCAGCAAGCCACTCACACGTGGTACATGGGTACATGCCCTGCTAGAGGAGCAGGCTAACGGTAATGATTGGCGCGTCAAGCACTCCGAGCTCACCGAGCAGCTCCGAGCAGAATCCTTTGACGAGGAAGCCCTGGACCTAGCTACTGAGTGTGAAAACATCATGCTCAGCTATGAGTATGTGTACCAGAATGACGACCTGGAGCCCATCGTGGCAGAAATCACTGTAGAACGCCCCATGTTCCAGGGCAAAGCCCTCTACCGAGGACGGATTGACCTAGTAGTCCGTGATTCTGTAGGTGACATTTGGCTCCTGGACCACAAAACCCATGCTCAGCTCCCCGAGTGGCGATACCGAGAGCTATCCTTCCAGAACTATAGCTACCTATGGGCATGCAGACGTGCTCCGGAGTATCTGGCACTAGGCATTCCTCAGCCCAAGGGATTCATCTATGACTACTGCAAGACTGGAGCCATCCGTACGCCTACGCTGACAAAGACCGGTCGGCTCTCTCGGACTCTGAAGCCCGTCGGTACCACCTACCCGGTATTCCGTAAGTGGTTATTGGACAATAACATGCTCTCCGTAATCCAGGGGGAGGATATGCTTAGCATCACAGACCCTACGGAGCGTCAGTATGTGGTGGACTTTCTGGAGGAACTACAGAATCGCACTTATACCGACCTATTCCGTCGTGACTATATGTGCTTTACTAAGGAGCAGGCTACACGTCAGCTCAAGTCATTCTTCACATCTACTAAGCGTATGCTCAATTACCACTGGGATGATCCTGACCGTGTGGAGCGCAATCTGGCACAATGTAGCGGGTATATGTGCAGGTTCAAGGACTTGACTGTGGCAGACCTGATCCACGGATCTAGCACCCTAGAGCAGCAAACCCGGTACACGACCACACATGATCCCCTAGACTACTACCCTAACCAAAGAAAGGATGAGACTAATCAATGATCTACACTATCTATGGTAAGCCTAAGGTAGGCAAGACCACATTCTCCCTGAAGGGAGCTCCCCGAGGGAAGACGGCTATCATCAATGCGGACGATGGCCTTATTGGCACTGACACTTCAGGATTCACCGTAATAAATGACGTAAGCGTGTCCAATCTGAATCGTGAGGTGCTTAGCCCAGCATTCCTCAAGAGTCACACACATGTGGTCGTAGACACAGCTACTGCCCTGCATGAGCATATGCTCCATGCTATGAGCGGAGGTAAAACCCCTACCCTCAGCATGTGGGGGGCTGCTAACCAAGCTCTGGCGACTCTGATCCGAGGATTGAAGGGAGAAGGCCGTAAGGTCGTCATCCTCTGCCAGGAGAAGTTGGTGGCTCCTACTGAAGACTGGGTCAGTGAAGATGATGATGAGGAGGTGATTGCGTCTGTTACTCTTGATCTGCCTCAAGGGGCTGCACGATCCTTGATTACGATGTCCGATTGCATTGGTCGTCTGTATATCGCCAATGTCAATGGCAAATACCGTCGGCGGCTCTGGCTCACACCCACACCTGGTGTGGTCGCAGGAGCACGATCTGCCGAATATAAGGGGCGTCCGCCCTTCTTGCCCAATCCCAGCGTAGAGCGTCTGGATTCTCTGCTCGGCTGGACCAAATCCTAAGAAAGGAAGCCATCATGGCTAAAAAGATCACTATTGACTTCTCTAAGACTGAGGAACGCTCCTCATGGAATACTCGCAAGATGCCCATTGGTCTCTACCGGATGCGCATCGCATCTGTTCAGCAGACTGAAGCTAAGGACGGCACTCCGATGATTGTCTATGGCCTTCAGCCGACTAGTCAGCAATTCCGGACTCGTCTGCTCCCCTTCTACTGCAAGCTCCAGCCTAATCAGCTCTGGAAGCTTCGGGACATTCTGGTAGCAGCTGGTCAAAAGGTCCCACAGCGTGCTATCAAGTTGGATCCGGAGGCTATTGTGGGGGCTGTGATCTCTGCAGAGGTGGAGGATGACCTTTATAATGGGGTCGAGCGGTCAACCCTCACTGGGGTATATAGTGCGGAATTCACCGCTGAGATGGAAGATCCTACTCAGGGACCTAACTCTGGAGAGGATTCTGGCTCTTCATCTGAAGACCCTAGCAGCTATGATGAGTCTGAGTCAGACGAATATGAAGACGAATACGAAGATGACGAATATGACGAGGAGGACTATGATGACTCTGATGATTTTGATGACGAAGAGCCTGATCTCGATGACAAATTCCCTGAGGACGATGAACCCGCCACATCCGGTAATGATGGCGATGTTGAGGGCAATGATTTTGATGACGAAGATGACGATTTCGCTGATGAAGGAGAGGATGAAGATTCGGAGCCTGCTCCCCGACGCGCAACCAAAGCCCCTGCTAAGCGCCGGACTATTAAGCGATCGCCCCGTAAAGCTGCTAAATAGCTATTAATCATAATGAAGGAAGCAGACATCGTCCGCAAGATGCTGACCACACTCAATAGCATCCCAGGAGTGTTTGCCCTCCGCACCCATGGGAGTGCCATGCAGCTGCGAGGTACTCCCGACATTTTAGGCTGTGCATATGGACAGTTCTTCGCTATAGAGGCTAAGAGGGACCCATATGCACAGCCTAGTGCAGCACAACGTTATGTGCTGGACCAATTTGACCAAGCAGGAGCTATGACATTTATATCCTGCGACCCATCTGCGCAGGAGGTAGTCCAGTGGATAAACAGTATCAAGCCATCATGAAGCGAGTATGGCGTCACTCAGGAGTGACCGGGTATGTATGGACTCCGCACATCCACCACGTTGGGAGGCCTACGGAGAAATTCATTGATGGTGGCCACCACCGTGTGGTCAGCTTCACTCCTAAAATCACTGGTAGTGATGACTGGTATTGGACTCCCGCTGTAGCTACGGAGCCTACACGCCGTAGGCATGGATTTGGTCCTCAGCGTGTGGTCTGGGTCGATTGTGATGATAATTTCAATGATGACCTGCTCATGCAGCTAAAGCCCTCCTATGTATGGGAGACGTCTCCAGGGCATAAGCAAGCTATCTGGCTGCTGAAAGATCAAATCTCTAGCGGGGAATTTCACCGGGATCGATTAATGGGGGTCCTAGCTCATGCGATTGGTGCTGACCGGTCTGGGGTAGATGTAGGGCAATTACTACGCATACCAGGGAGCATTCACCATAAGAAGAAGGCTTTCCGCGGGAAGATTCTAGTCTCCCATGGAAAGCCCGTCTCAAGTGGTAGCTTGATTGCAAGGATTTCTAATTATCTTGGGCTTTCCCGGGATATGTCTATGGTCATGGGGAGGAATAATCCTACTGGTGACCGTAGTAAGATCTTATGGA